GTAAACGAAAAAAGAAATTCAGCAGCCTTGCAGAATTGTGCCTTTGTTTCTACAGGCTCAATGACTAAGACTGATCCAGCCAAGCCTTTTGCCTTTTTGATGGAGGCTAGTATGCTTGGAGTTGGAGTTGGCTTCGACGATAAAGGCGCCGATAAAGACTTCACAATTTATACACCGCAAGAGGGGGAAACATATGTCATTCCAGATACCAGAGAAGGCTGGGTCGAATCAACGGCCACGCTTATTAACTCTTACCTACGACCAGACTCGAAACGTCCTAGGTTTAACTATGATGAAATTCGCAAGGCAGGAGAACCTATCAAAATATTTGGTGGAACAGCAGCGGGTCCAGAGCCTCTCATTAAGTTACATCTTTACATTGATGGAATCTTCAAGGAACGTGCTGGTCAGAAACTTACCCGCATTGATATTGCTGATATTGGGAATCTTATCGGGGTTTGTGTTGTATCTGGCAACGTTCGGAGGTCTGCTGAGTTACTTATTGGCAGAATTGATGATCCAGATTTCCTCAATTTAAAGAACGCAGAAAAATTTCCAGAGAGAAACTCATACGATCCAGAAAAGCCAGGATGGGCTTGGATGTCCAATAACTCTGTATCAGTGAATGTTGGAGATAATCTAGATAACATAATTGATGGCATTTCTCGTAATGGTGAGCCTGGAGTTGTCTGGATGGATATCTCAAAACAATATGGCCGTCTTATTGATCCAATCAATAATAAGGATTGGCGCATTGCAGGATATAACCCTTGTGCAGAACAATCTCTTGAATCCTTTGAGTGCTGTACTTTAGTAGAGACCTATCTAAATCGTCATGAAGATATAGATGATTTTAAGAGGACCTTAAAGTTTGCTTATCTTTATGCCAAGACCGTAACTCTTATACCTACACACTGGGAAGAGACAAACGCCATCATGCAAAGAAATCGGCGCATAGGTACTTCTGTTTCAGGAGTGGCTAACTTTGCAGATAGAAAAGGATTACCAACATTACGTCAATGGATGGATGAAGGATATAAAGTAATCAAGACCTACGACACCACCTACTCAGAGTGGCTTGGTATCCGTGAGTCAATCAAGATGACTACCGTAAAGCCAAGTGGAACAGTTAGTATCTTGGCAGGTGAATCACCTGGCGTTCATTGGACTGTAGGCGGAGAGTACTTTAATCGTGCTATTCGGTTTGCAAACTCTGATCCAATGTTGCCTTTGTTTAAGATGGCTAACTACAGAGTAGAACCAGCAAGTGAATCTCCAAACACTACTTCTGTTGTATTTTTCCCAATCAAATCTAATGCTAGACGTTCTGAAAAAGACGTAAGCATTTATGAAAAGATGGCTCTCGCTGCCACAGCACAGAGGTACTGGTCAGACAACTCTGTAAGTGTAACTATCAGTTTTAATCCTGAGACCGAAGCCTCGGCTATTGGTACGGCTTTGCATATGTATGATGGTCAACTTAAAACCGTATCCTTCTTACCTTCTGGTAATGCTACCTATCCTCAAATGCCTTACACTCAAATCACTGCCGAAGAGTATGAATCAGAAGGAACTATGAAATTATTTCCAATTGATTTGTCAGGAGTTTATGCTGGTATGGCTGCTGATGCTATTGGTGAGGCGTACTGTACAACCGATGCATGTGAAGTAAGACTAATTAAAGATAATCAATAGCCTTCTGCTATTGCTTTGCCTTTTGCTTATGCTTTGCTCTGCTTTGCTGTTGCTTTGCAGTATGCTGCCTTGTGAAGTTCTACTTTATCTTTAATATTTAATAAAGGTCTAATATCTACATTATGTTTAAGAACCACCTTTGTTATGGCTCCTTCACACACAGGACAAACTAATACTAAACACTCTGTTGTTGTGCGGTCTTTTCTCCAACCCAAATTAACTAACTTATCCCAAAACAATTTTTCTGTATAAGGCAGATTAGGTTCTTTGTAATTTTTATACTGTTCTTGCTTATGCTTTACGTATTGCTTGTCTAACTCACTATATCGATCTACAAATTGCTGTTCATTCATGCCTTTGCTCCTAACTAACTTACTAACTTCTCCTGGCTGCCAGGTAAGTTAGTTCTGAGATAGCCCCACCATTTCTGATGGGGCTTCTCCTAGTGCTTCTCCTATTGCTTTCCCTGCTTATGCTTCTGCTATGGCTTCTGCTATTGCTTTGAGTTATTAACTGGGAACTGTTCCATTAACTGCTTAGTCTTTGGGGTAAGTCCATGCCAAGAACTCCAGTCTTCACCGCCCCTACTCATGTAGTGAGCGATACTTGCATTAACCACGGGATCGAGCAGTTCGGCATTAGTTTCTAAACCAAACTTTTTTCTACGATCTTCACCTAACTCTCCGATCATGTTTATTTGAAACACTCCCCAAGAGTTATCTCCTGTATCTGCGTTGCCATTATGAGCGAGAGGTCGCCCATTACTTTCTTTCTTGGCGACTGCCCACGCTTCTATGAGGTTTTCACCTTTGAAGCCTACGGCACTAAGCAACTTGACCAATTCAATATCGGTCAGTTTATGAGCGTTTTCATACTTTTCTAAAGTTGCTTCTTTTGTTGTTTCTTGCACTAATTGTGCTTCGGCTCTAGTTGGTGCTATTGCATCAGTTGTAGTTGCTACCCCAAATGCTATGGCTAAGGTCGAGATCGACCCACCAAGTATTAGCGTCTGTATTCTTGCTTTGGCTTTTGCTGATGCTTTGACTATAGTCTTTGGCATCTGCTCTGCTCTTATTCGTGCGTTTGTTTTCATCATCACTCCAAATAGTCGTTGGCACTTTCAGATGCCTTTGACTGGTGTGAACGAAGGCGGTGTAGATACCGCTCTGTCGTCTTGATCGATTGGTGTCCTAGTCGCTCTTTTACTTCATGTAGATCTACGCCGTTTTTTAATAACTGCGTAGCGTTAGCATGTCGTAAATCATGAGTTCTTGGAAACCAGCCGATTGCGGACTTGGCTATTGCTTTGTTCCATGTTGTTCTCCATACATCACGAGGCATGTGGCTCATATTGTTGATGAAACTCCCTTGCTCTTGCTTTTGCTGGTGCTTCTGCTTTGCCTTACGGCTTCCGCTTCTTACCTGCTCTGCTTCTGCTAGTGCTTCTGCTTGGGCTTTGGCTTTGCGGTAGTTTGCTACTGCTTGCCTACACCCTTCGCATCTACAACTCCCATGTGTATAGGAGTAAAGAGTTCCATGCTGGAACTGTTTTCCGCCTTTCTCGAATGGTCGAGAGGGCTTTGCGCTTCGTGAACCTTCTATTTTACTTGGGGTTAGCAGTATTGTTCTTGGGAACATCAGATCATCTTTTGCTATGCCTTTTGCTAGGACATACGCTTTTAACTGCTGTAATAGGGCTTTTCCTATCACTAGGCTTCTCTTATGCCCTGATTTCGTGGCATCTACTACCAAGAACCTCTCGCCATTGTTGTATTGCTTCCCTAGATCACTAACTCGCCTTTGGATAAAGATTTCGCCAGTTTTGAAATTGATGTCTTTTGCTCTTACTTCCGTTGCTTCACCATAGCGACACCCACTTGCTACTAGGAATTGGGCGAATAATTTTGTTCCTTGTGTCGGTAAATGCTTTACGATCTCTTTGAAATCATCAGGGGCTAGGAGATTAGATATATCGGCATGATTGACCTTGATCTTAATTCCATGCGTGGGGTTGCTCTCCACCTGACCAGCACTAACTAACTTTGAAAACATAGAGCCAAGAGAAGCCTTAACTTGATTGAGCGTTGCGGGCTTCACCCCACTTAGTTTTAGATCATCAATTAACTTAACTAGGTCTGAAGGCTTCAGGGAAGTTAGTTCTCGATCTCCTATAACTGGAATTACAAATCTAGTTAGAACCGACTTATAGCCCTTCTTTGTGATCGGCATGAGATCAGATACCGCCAGCCATTGATCTACAAAATCGCCCACCTTCAAATTAGCCTTTGAAGGGGTATTAGAGCCACTATTTTCGGCATGTATGGCGTGATACATGGCTTCACTCTTACTAGCCCATGTGCCAGCCGATAGACGGCGATTTGCAAGCCTGTAATAGCCTGTAAATCTGCCGTTGCGTTTAATCACATACGCCATAAGTTCCCCTGTTCTACTGGCGAGTAATGACCCTTCTACTGGTGAGTAATATTACTGGTCAGTAGGTTCTTAGGCAAAAAATAACCCCCAGCCCCATGAGGGCTGAGGGTGATTTGGATTACATACGGACTAGGCAACTTGGCTTATGCGCTTGGAACTAACTTGGTGGAACACCAGATAAGTTAGTTAATCTGGATTTAAGCCTGAACTAACTTTTCTGGAATTAAATAAAGTTAGTTCATTACCAACTGGCTTGATAACTAAATCCCAAATCGTGATCACTTTCTAATAGGGAAGTAATTAAATCAATCGTATATTCCAGTTGATAAAAATAATAATCACTTAGTTCATTACCACCAAAGAAAAATCCTTCAACTGGTGGAACTGGATTTTCAAAAGTTGTTGGAGTTAATTCCGTTTCTAAACTGTTTAAGTAATCACATAATTGATAAAAGACTTTTTGGTTTTCAATCTGATATTCACGATCAGGATTAGCCAAAGCCTTAATACAATCGCTTCTGAGGTTTAATAAATCCTCATCACTTAAATAGATTACTTGGCACTCATCAACCCCTTTACCACATTTATCAACTATCCAGCCATGAATAGCATTTGCCTTGCGCCAATAACCAACCATTGATTTAACAATTACATTAGAAAAATCAGGAGTTGGTAAATCTTTTAATCCAGCAAGATTTTTAATTTCATCATACGAACTAGTTTTATCAATATTACTACCTATAAACTTTTCTGCGTATAGATACATGTCCAAACCCATTACACAATCTCCTTTACAATTTTAATAGCAACATCAATAGCCTTAATAGCACCATTGTAAGTTGCGTAATCTGAGTTGCCGTCTGCTTCTGTATGTTGTTGTTCAAGTTCCCATGCTTGGCGCAGATTTAACATTTCATTAATTGCTTGTTCTTTAATCATACGATCTCCCATTCATAGTTTTCAATTTTGCCGTCAATAACTAATTGTTCAATTTGATACTTAATTAAGTCGTGAGCGAAAGCAGGTGGGTCTTGCTCATCATCATTTAATTCAAGATATATATTCATTGATGCCATTAGTTAATCTCCACTTCTCTATTTGATGCCCATTGTTTGATCGTTTCTGTTTTCCATACTGGAGTTCTCCCCATGTATTTGTCGGGTTTGGGAAGGGTGTTGCGACTTAGATAACTGTGCAGAGTTTCGATCTTTAATCCAGTTATCTTTGCTATATCTGTATTTGTTAGCCATTCGCTCATGTTTTTTTAACAACTTTCTTTTTAGTTTCATCAGGTTTAGTTCCCCACTTTGTAGTTTTAGTTTTTGTATCAGCCCATAAATAAGGTAAATCTGTCGGCACATTAAATTGGTAATAAGTAGCATCTTTGCGTTTTAGATTAGATTGGTGCGATTGATGCAATTCTAAATTGCCAAACCAAAATGGCAATCCAGTATCAGGGAAGGTTGAGTGCATAGCCACAAAACTAGGCAACAAAGTATCTTTGTAGCCACGATCTATCCACTCTTGGCAGATTGCAATTCCGTATTCGCACAAAGCCTTCTCATGTCCACGCCACATGTTTGATGCAGGGTGATTACGCCAGCCCTTACTAATTCCCATTACGGCTCTAAGTATTTGCCACGCTTCAACTCGTTGCTTACCTAATCGCCTGTAATCAAGAGCCTTAGCAGACTTAACAAAATCAGGATAAGGAATAAAAGTATTAACCATTGATACCACTCCTATATTGTTGTCGAATTAAACTTTTGCGTTCAATTTCAGTTAATCCACCCCATACTCCGTAATGGATTTTGTTAGTTAATGCAAAAGATAAACATTTATTTTTAATTTCTTGATCGCAACTACCACAAAGAGTTTTGGCTTTTTTAATACCAATAACATCAGTTGGATCAGGAAAAAAGATTTCGGGGTCAACTGTTTGGCATGGTGCATCATCAATATCCTGTGGAGTTGGCATCTTTAATGCAACTGGATTGACTACATTCCTTGCCTTAGTAAAAGCCTTTTGATTTCTAGGTCTAGTCATAATCTTTATTTCCATTCTCCTTAGATATGGCTTCAACAAACTGTTCCATGATTTCAACTAGATCGTTTGGTTGTAAATTGGCAAACTTTAATAGTATTTCAATCATGTGTAATAAACCCCAAACTAACATTTCAGGTTCTAATCCCTGATCTGTAATTAATTGGTTTAGATGTTCATTGGCTAAATACTCTTTAACTTCTTGGGGCAAACTGTCTTTTCTTTCTTGATCAGCCTTAAATCCACGAACAATCTTTATGAACTCGGTAGCAAAGTTAATAGATTTAATTAAATCTTGTTGTTCTTGGTTCATTGGTTCTCCTTTGTAGTAAATAATTCATTTAAGTAATCATACTTAGGCAATCCATTGTTATTTTGATGCCCATTATCACTACCACAATCCACGCATTGACCCATTACTGGAACTTCACAACCGCACTCACAATTACAAATAGGGTCAGTATCGAAGGTTTCATCAAACAAACTTTCATCAAGTAAATCATCAGCCATTTGTATTCTCCTTTAATTGGTTTAGGTATTCCATTTCTATTTTTCTGATCTGTATTCGGGAAGTTCCAAACATACGAGCAACTTCCGACAAAGATTTTTGATACGCAACTCTTTGGTGAACTATCTTTTTCTTTTCATTTTCATTAAACATTAGTTAGTCCAATCTTGTAGGAGTTGAATAGGCGCAGATACGGCTCGTCTTATTATCCAAAGCAATTTAAGGATAATAAAAGTCTTGACCGCCCTTCACAAGAGAAAGGAGTGGGGAATGAAAATTAGAACCCCGACAAATACTTGTGTTAACGCCTACCCAACAATTTTAGTTATCGAGAGAGTGATTTCTTTTGTGCTTCTACGCAGTTATAGCAGAACCAAAGAATGTCCTGAGAATAATTATCGGTAATCATTTTTCCATTTTCTCTAACACCCTGTTGACCGCATTGATCACAAATATCTAATTCGTGATCTTGAACTCGTCTAACAATTTCTACATAACCCATTTAGTTATTCTCCATTTCATTTACTTCACACCAAACAAATCCTTCTTGGTGTCTAGTTATTTGGCTTAACATTTCAAACCAAAACTCATCTATCTCAGCAGTTATTTTATATGTGGTCATTTATTTACCCCCAAAATAACATTCATCAATAGTTCCCCAGCAGTAATGATCTCCCACCCAATTAATGTGAGTTGCTAAGTAATATGTTCCAGCCAATAACGCACTCCAAAAAAGAATACGCACAATAGTTCGAACTCGATAATAAGTTTTTGATCTCATTCTTTATTCCTTTCTAAATAGATTTGATATTTCCAAGTGTTTTGTTCTTTGTGAGTTTTAACTCGGTGGCATGATGAACACCTAACATCACACTTTGCGATCTCAGATTTAACTACTTCAATATCTTTAGTTTTACCAATAAATGATTTGCCGATATTAAAATCTTTATTACCTCTGTGATCAAACTCCAGTTTTAGTGGATTAGTTTCACCGCAATCAATACATGGATTACATAATAAATAATCAAAAATCCAATTCTTGATATTTAATCGAGAGTTTTTATATTGATTGCGTTTGTATTCCGAAGCACAAGGTCGGCATTTGTAATAAATACCGCCCTTGTATCTTGGGTGTTGTGTGAATTGATTAATAGATTTTTCAACACCACAAACTCTGCACAACTTAGTTAAGGTTGTGTTGGTATCCACAAACTATCCAATCTGAGAGTTTTGTATTTTAGATCGTTATGGTTTGACGGAGTTAAATAGCCAACAATAAATCGGCTACCAGTTGTAGATACAATCTTGCCCTTACGCAAACGACCATGCGCTTGAATAAATACCTGATCACCTACATTAATGTTGTAAGGATTTTTTGTATCGTATGAACCAGCCCTTTCATTAGATATAGAAATTAATTCATCTCTCACACTCATAATTTGTGAAAGTAAATCTAATTTCTTTTGGCATTTTTTGATTACTTTATTTGGGTCAGTATCACCGCCATACATATAAAGTGTGGCAACTTCACCTAACCAATTTAATTCTTGTTTAAGATCGCCAACGCCACCAATCTCGTAAGCAATACTTTCATAATAAACAAACGATTTAACATCTTTCATATAGCCACCAATTTGATTATCAGCCAAATACTGTGGACTTGGAACTCCTGTTAAATCTAAAACTGTCCTGAACTCATAATGAAATCCAATTAGTATTAATTGAAAACCTTTATAGATTTGTTCATCAAAAGTTATATCAATTAATTTAGTTTCAGTTATGAACTCAAAACTCTTACGAGTGTGTGGTTGCCAAATTGAAGTAGTGGTATCTCCAACACTCCAATATCCACCTTGATTATTAAACTTAGTTTTTAATCGTTCAAGATAAAAACTATCTTTAGTAATTGTTTGTGTAGTCATTAACCCACCAAGTCTTTCGCTTCAAGAACTTTCTCAATTAATATGGACATAGTTTTGAGATCAATACTCATCTCTGAAACTTCAATATAGTTATCTCCAACTCGGCGATTGCGTTGATCAACTGTGATGTTGTTAGCACGATCACCAAGAATTGTTTTAAGAGATGCAATCAAAGAAGCAGAAACTCTTTCGTGATATTCCCTTGCTTCTTTTTGTTTGCGATCACGCTCTTTTTGTTCCGCTTCTTGCTTTTGGCGTTCCAGTAATTCTTGTTGCTCTCTTTGCGCCCATTTTGGTTCAAGAGTTGCATATTCAGCAACAATATCTTGTGGTCTAGCCAACCAAAAAATAGTTGTCTGTGCTTGTCCGTTAGTTTTGTAATCATCTGAACAAACTAAATAACCAACATTACGAGAGCCTTTATTTGCTGGCGCAAACTGAGCATCATCTTGTTTATCTGATCTATAAACCTTGTATTCATATTTAGAACTAGATACAAGAGTTGCTTTAGCAACATGATTGCGTTGAACACGATCAGGATTTTTCTTATCGCTTGATGAGTAATCCCATGCTGGAATTACTGCGTAGTTAGTTCCGATTTTTAGTTCTGCGGATTTCATTTATTTATTCTCCTTAGTATTAGAAGGGTGGAACATAGCCCCCCGACCATGTTCCACCACATTTGTTTGTTAGGCGTTAACTAATCGGCGACTTATCGCATACTTAACGATTGATTTAGCCATGCCAATTAAGTTAAGGG